ACGCAGCTTTGGAGCAGCCAGTGTACCGAAGGCCGGAACCGGAGATTGATTCCGAGTTGGCAAGAATCCTGTTGAGCAGGAACAATCAGTCCCGTGAGGAAAATTCGTTGTATTATGGTTTGACAGTCAAGACGTGATTAGTGATAGACTTGCGCTGAAAGGCTCATCATGGCCGCAGCAATTATTCCGTTGATCATGGGCATCACCGCCGCCACTGCGATTGGGACTACCGCCTACGAAATGGAGAACCAACCTTCCGCTCCATCCCCAACCAACGCAGCGCAGTCCGAAGCAGCCGCAGCGCAGGCACAGGCCGAGGCTTTGCAGAAGCGTCGGGGAATGGCAGCGACTACGCTGACAAGTCCGATGGGAGCAAGCGGAGCACAGACGCAGAAATCGACTCTGGGATAACCAAATGTCCTTTCCTTTCTCATCCTCGTCGCATCAATACGCCGGATCAAGAGGAGAAGACCCAACAAAACTTGGTGAACGAGATGACGACCAGAAGGCTAAGGACTGCCTGAAATATCTTCTCGTGCTGGCAGAGCAACGTCTTCCTTGGGAACCCGCAATCGATAATATCATCGCGTATGTGAACCATGGACGAAGGTTCATCTCCGACCGGGACTTTTGGGACGGTCAGCAGACAGGTCAGTTCGTGTACGATGACACCGCGATGCTGGCTCGAAACAGGCTTGTAGATGGCATGGTCGGGTATCTGTGCTCGCGGAATCAGCCTTGGTTCTCGCTGGGGATACCGGGCAAATTCAACTTCCCTCGAGAGTCGGGGATGCGCTCATGGATCGGGCAGCGCGTCGATTCCTATCCTCAAGTTCAAAAGTGGTTGCAGGATTCTCAGGACGTGATGTACTCGGCGTTCAACCGATCCAACTTCTACGATGTGGTGACGGAGTTTATCAGCGATGGATCCACTTGCGGGACGGCACATCTTCTAATCGAAGAGGACATCAAGAATTCCAGCATCGTCTTTTCCGTGCCCCACTTCCGCGAGTGCTTCATTGCCGAAAGCCAGTTCAAGAAGGTGGACACGAATTACCGGGTGTCTAAGGTTACTCTTCGGCAACTTGCACAGAAGTTCGGCTGGGAAGAAATGTGCAAAGTCGAGCCAAATTTCAAAAACGATTACGAATCAAACATGCACTCGGAGCGCGACATCTTGCACGCGATCTATCCCCGTGAGGACTATACTCCGGGAAGAATCGACGCGAAGAGCAAGCCATGGGCATCGGAATGGGTCTATTGCCGAGGCGGTAAAATCCTCGTTCCGGGACGAACCGACACTGCTTTGGGGGACGTTAAAAACACTCTCGTCAAAGAGGGCGGATACGACTCCATGCCCATGATTACATGGCGCTGGCGCAGGAACGATGATGAGGTTTATGGAAGAGGTCCAGCGCATGATGCCTTTGTTTCCATCATGTTATCGAATCAGATGGGGAAAACGAATCTGATCACGGCGCAGCGGTCTGCCGAGCCTCCTCTAGTGGCGTACTCGGACATGCGCGGAGCCATCCAGCGCGGCCCAAACGGTGTTACCTACATAGAGTCTAACCGGGGTGACATGCGTACCCGGATGCCACAGCCGCTACATACTGGCGTGCAAAGCCTTCCCTTCAACGTCGAGTTTCAGGACCGGGTTCGGCAGGTCATCAACGAGCATTTCCACACCGACGTATTTATGATGATGAGCCAGCTTGCCAGCGCCGGACAGTCGGAGCGCATGGTTGTCGAGCAGGTTCAGGAGTTGCAGGGAGAAAAGGCGGCAATCCTCGGAACCAGAGTCGGAAACCTTCAATCTGAGGCGTTCGATCCAATTATCAGCCGCGTCTATGCGATTGAGTCGGAAGCAGGAAGAATCCCCACCGCGCCGGATATTCTGCTTGAATCGATTCATGGTCCCGTTGAAATTCAGTATCTCGGACCCTTGGCGCAAGCGCAAACGCGCCTGACGACGATGAGGTCGATGCAGTCATTCCTGCAGGTGGTAGGGCAGCTTGCTCAGGTCGATCCGAGCGTCATTCACGCGATCAACGGTCCAGAGTTCCTTCGGATTGCAAGGGACGCGCTCAACGCTCCAGTCGATATCGTGTACGACAAGAAGACGTTTGACGGAATCTTGCAGCATCTTCAACAGATGGCACAGCAGCAACAGACTGCCGAAGTGGTACCGAAGCTGGCCGGTGCTGCGGCCAAGCTGGCAAAGGCCCCAGAGTCAGGAAGCATTTTGAAGCAGTTGATGGGTGGCGAAGGAGAGCAAGGTGGTTGAGCGCGACCCAGCTCGTGAGATGCAACAGCGGTATCGCAACGTCTTTGCCAGTCCTGAGGGAAGAATTGTTCTCGGTAACATATTGACTCTTGGACATTATGGTGTAACTTTAGACTCAGAAAACAGGGATCAGGTGGCAGAGTATAATTTCGCTCTAGTCATCGCAACATTGGCCGGAGCGTTTGATTCGATCCATCAGCAACTCGGTATGACCGAAAGAGGAGAATGAGATGGCAGGTTCACCGCCGAATTACGATGATGTAATGATGCCGGGTGCTGGTGGTATTCGAGTCCCGACTGAGGTCTTTGGAAGCGGGGGCGCCGGAAACCCTGGCGGAACCTTCGCGCTCACCAAGCAAGTCACCATCGCCATGGGAGTTCTGGCGGCGGCGGCGACTGTGAATCTGAATCCGTCGCAGACGGCAGCTTCGGAAATCGTTGTGACCGGCAGCGGGGCCTACGCCACCACGCTTGTCCTTCCGGGAGCGTTCCCCGGTGCGGTGTTCGTTCTGTACAACAACACGGCGAACAATGTTACGCTCAAAGTTACCGGACAGACAGGTGTTACGGTGGCGACCGGGAAACGTGCGGTGCTGGTCTGCGAAGCGACCGACATTGCCCGTGTGACTGCCGACACGTAAACTGGGAAAGGTAACCAATTGGCAATAGAGACAGTACGGGTTCGAGTGGCGATGGCTCCAAGATCGCAGCCATTCGACGAGTCTATGGATTCCCTGAATACTGCTATCCGAGTGGCGCAGATGGCGGGGTATCGGATTCTCTTCGAGAAGGTTAGGAGAGGATGCCCAGGATTTCAGAACGCGGGACCGATCCTGGCGCACATGCTGAGAGATGATGACACGCATCTCTTCATCGCCGCCGATGACGTGATCTTTCCGCCTGACGTTATTGTCAGACTGGTCAACGATGACAAGGATGTGGTAGCTGGAATCTATCGGAAGAATGTTCCTCTCCGAATCGAGCCAGCCAACTGTACGGCGACTGGCGATGAGTTCGTGGAGAAGTTCAGGAAAGGTGGTCTGCACGAAACCGAATATGCAGCAGGGCACAGCATGACCATAAAGCGGGAGGTGATCGAAAAGATGATTGCCGACTATCCCGAACTTGCCTACGAGGACTTTGGAACGAAGGAAATCCACTACGCTCTGTTCATGCCAATGATTGTTGACCGGAAGTGCTATCAGGACGATTGGTCATTCTCGATTCGGGCCAAGAAGAGCGGGTTCAAATTGTGGGATGATTACAGTTGCAGATTGAAGCATTACTGCTGTGAGTTCCTCGGATTCGAGGCACTGGAGGCTGCCAATGGCGGGTAACAGTCCCGGTAAGGGTGGAGCAAAGGGAAGTGCTCGCGGTGGCGGCAATGCCTCGAACGCAGCTCTACACGACGACGAAGACAAGTTGTCTCGCCGCAAAGTTTTGTTCAGCAAGTGGAAGGCGAAGAAGAGGCCGAATCAGATGATCGACTACTCGAATTCGCCATCAGCAAAGACGAAGTAACGAAAGGACTCTATGCCCGAAGTAGCAGAGCAGACTGCGACACCCCAGCCAGCACCGCCTGAATCTCTAGGATGGCGTGCGGGACTTCCCGATACCCTCAAACAGAACGAAGCCTTTGTTCCGTACAAGACAGTGGGAGAATTTGCCCAAAGCCATCTCGAACTGTCCACGAAGGCCGCTGATCTGGAAAAGAGGTTGACGGACTCCGTACCCAAACTGCCGGATGACGCGACTGACGAGGACCGAAGTCTCTACTTTGATGCTTTGGGACGACCCAAAAACGCCAGTGAATACGAGTTTGATGGGGAAGACAAGAATGCTCCCGAGTGGACGAATAGCTGGAAGCAGGAGTTTCATTCTCTGGGACTGACCAAGGCCCAGGCCAAAGCCCTGAGCGGGAAGTGGAATGCTCAGATGCAGAAGATGGTGGACGCACACAATGCGTCTATCAAGAATGAGATGACCGCAGCGGAAAGCAAACTCAAAAGCGAGTGGGGCGACAAGTACGAACCCAACTTGGAATTGGCTAAGCGACTTTACCAGAAGCATCTCGGCAGCGAGTTTGATAAGGACTTTGATGCAGGGACGGGAACAACCCGTTTCAGCACCATTCGGCTCCTTATGAAGGTTGCAGCCTTGACTGGCGAGGATCGTTCTCCGCAGGCGGGGATGAGTCAGACGGCGAAAGTGCCATCCGGCATAATCAACTATGACAAGAGTCCTGCGCCTCCACGAAGGTAATGGAGAATCGCTATGGCAGACGTATCACAGTTGGGGTATTCAACACTTATTGACATCGTGCAGAATTACTCTTCTGCCGATGCAGGGGCAAGATTCGTTTTGCCCAAGCGCGTTCTGGACCGCATGACACCGCTGATCCGAATTATTCCCATGAAAGCCAGCAACAACATCCTTTCCAACATCGCAACCCGCACCAATTCGTTGCCGATTGCCAGCACTAGACGCTGGAATGAGGGCATCAAGGCAACAAAGTCAGTCAACGATCCGCTAAACGATCCCATCGCCCTGTTCGAGGACTACTCGGAAGTTGACCGGGACTTGTGGGAAATCCAGAACGATCCGAACGCATGGCGCTCCGATCAGGACATGAACCATGTCGAGGCTCTGTTTCAGTTGCTGGAATCCACGCTTTGGTACGGAAACTTGGCAAACAGTCCCGGCGCGTTCAACGGTTTGGCGACGAGGTTCAACAACCTCGAATCGTATCCCAACGGAGACTCCAGTTGGCAACCGAACGTCTGGAATGGCGGAGCTACTTCCGGAAACGTCACAAGCGCGTGGATGATCGAGTTTGGCGACGACACGGTGTATGGGATTTATCCTCCCAACACGCCGGCGGGTTTGAACGTCCGTGACCTTGGCGAAATGACCAAGGAACTGCCAAGCGGAACGGGTTCGATGGGGTCCAGCTACATGTATCAGGTTCTCCGCACCATGCTCCGTTGGTACATGGGAATCCAGATTGCCGATGAGCGGTGCGTGCAGCGCATTTGCAACATCAACCCCACTATTCTGTCCACCGGGAACTTCGATGAGAACATCTTCATCGCCGCGAAGAATCAGTTGCCTCGCGCCGGAGAAGCCCCCGGAACGGTCATTCTGGTCAACCGCGCGTTGAAGACTCAAATCGACATTCGCGCAGTAAGCCAGAAGATCAACACGTACTTCACGCCGCCGAGTAACGGCACAATGGATGTGTTTGGGAAAGCAGTAACTCAGTTCCAAGGCATCCCCATCTACACGGCTGAAAAAATCCTCTCGACCGAAACGGTCCTAACCTAAGGAGGCAGAGATGCCAGTCACAGACGCAGTAACTTACGTGCATGGCTCAGGAGCTTCCGCTTTCGGCCCTGTTACCAGCACCGCAACCACGTTCACGGGATACATCTCCGGCACCACTCTGTACGTTGGAACTGGCGGGACGGGAGCACTCGTACCCGGAGCGGTTCTGTCGGCCACCAGCATTACCTCAAACACCGTTGTCACGGGAATCACCGCAGTCACCGCCGCTCTCGGTGTGGGAACCTACACCGTCAGCCAGTCTCAAACTCTCGGCTCCAGCGGCGCACAAGTGACAATCACCGCCAGCCCGAATCTGGTGGGTGACACCATTGTTGTAGGTGTGACCTCTCAGGAAAGCAACCTTGAACTGGACTTCGGCGCACCCAACTCGGGCGCGGCCTATCCGTGGATTCCTCAATTACCCTCTACCAACGAGAAGGGTTACACCTTCCCGCCCGAAGTTATGGGAGACGGCGGTGTGGAGTTGGGGTTGCACATCATCGTAACCGTTCCGATGTACGGGGCAGCTACTCTAGCAACCGTCAGGTTTGACGTTCAAACTGGCGCTTCCACCGGAGCGACAACCATCATCGCCAGCAGGACTCTCACCATCGCTCAACTGCAAGTGGCCGGGGCGCACTACTTCATTCCCGTAAACTTCGCATCGGTGCTGGAGTTCCTTCGGTTCAACATGACCAACAGCGCCGCCGTCAACGGATACGTTGGCAACATCGTTGCTTGGTTCGGCCCGAAGTGTGGCGGGGAACAATAGTAGGAGAGCAGCATGCTTGTGCAAGCAAAGTGCAATACTCGCTCTTGGGATAGTATGTCGGCAACGATGTACTATCCCGGCGAGGTTTACGAAATCGACCGTGACTGCTCTCTCGCCAGCTTGAAGGTGGGAGCGCGGTACGTCTTTGAGTTTGACCGCAACGCTGGAAAAACAGATGCCGGGGAAACGGTCATCAGTGATTACACCTGCAAGAAGTGTGGAAATCCATTCAAGACTCTTGCCGAACTTGGACGGCACAGCAACTCCGATCACAAGAATGAGCCGGATGCTCTGCTTGCCGAACTGACAGACGGTGCTCCAGTGGATGCTCCCGTAGTGCTCGAACGGCGCGGATGCAAACCGGGCAGGACATTTACCTGCAAGGTTCCTGGATGTGGCAAGGTTATGGCGAACTTGTACGCCACGCGGATCCACAAAAAAGAGCACGAGAAAGCTCTCATCGCTGAGGCTGAGGCGGCACAAACTGAACCTGTTTCGGCATAAGGGGAACGATGAATTACTCGCAGGTTTCGTTGACGAATCTCGCGTTGAACCGCATCGGAGCACGCGGCGCGATCACCAGCATCAACGATTCCAACCCCAATGCAGTCAAGGCTCTCATGTGCTGGGACGTTGTATTTCAAGAGGTATTGTCTGAGCGAGACTGGAAGTTTGCGAAGACACGCGCCGATCTTCAACTGAGCACTACCACTCCACTGTACGCCTACCGCCACGCCTGGTCACTGCCCGCTGACTTTCTTCGATTCGTGCGCCCGCACAAACGGCCCCCAGATCGGAACTATGCTTGGTTCTGGGGGCCGGAGGGCTTCGGATTCTATCACCGTGAAGACCCTCCATTCTGGCCTCCCGGCCATGTCTATGTTGTCGAGACTCTGCCGACAGACGGCAACCGATACGTGCTGACGAACTTCGGTGGATGCAATGGAACAGTCTCGGCAAAGATCAACTACATCCGCCTGATCACCGACTACACCCAACTCATGCCGGGGTTTGTGAACTGCTTTGTGAACCGACTTGCAATGGAGTTGGCAATCGGAGTGACCGAGGACAAGCAGAAAAAAGATGACCTCCGAGCCGACTACAAAGACAGCCTCAACTCGGCGGAGGCACAGAACGAATGTCTCGACTATGAGCAGGACGAAGCAGGTAGCACAAGTTGGCAGGATGCGGGCCGCTTCGTGAGGGGCTGGTAATGCCGAGAAAGAGTTACGTTACAAGAAACGCGCTGAATGCGGGAGAAATTTCGGAACTTGTCTCCTTCCGAGATGACGTGGACAAGTACAAGAGCGCGTGCAAAATTTTAGAAAATTCGATTCCTCTTGTCGAGGGTGGCGCGAAGAAAATGCCAGGGAGCTACTTCGCTGGCCCTACCGCGCTCGGCGGGGCGATGTTCACGGCCTCAATCGCAGGGACTGCCATGACCGTAACAGCCGTAAACTATGGCACGCTTCGGGTTGGGCAGACGGTCTATGGTGATGGCGTGACTGCCGGAACCACCATCGCCACCATGGGCCTAGGAACGCAAGGCGGTGCTGGTCCGTACACGGTCAACAATTCACAGACGGTTCCGAGTGAACGAATGATGACGGCGGCAAGCGGGAAAAGCCGACTCGTACCGTTTCAGTTCTCGACAGCGCAGGGAGCTATTCTTGAGTTCTCCGCCGGGGTTGTGCGAGTGTGGCAAGCGGCAACTCAAGGATATTGGTTTCTTGGAATCACGACCGCCGCGCCGAATGAGCCGAACTATGATCCATCGCACCTTTATGCTGCCAACGACATTGCTCTGATCGGGCCGACTTCGTTCATTTCTTCGTATGGAGGAACGCCTGCAGGTTCGCTCGCCATCTCGTTCCCCTATGGCGCAACTAATTCCAGTTCAGTGTGGGTCACGTTCTCTGTCAACACGTCCGATGTTCTCAGTGTCACCGCTACCGGGACAATCCCGTCTCAGGGAATCAACATCGCACTAGCGAACGCGACCCACGCCAACAATTCAGCCGCAAACATTCAGGCAGCCATTCGGGCCTTGGTTTCGCTGAACACTACACTGAGCAACTTCGTAGACTTGTCCGAGTGGACGGTGACACCAGACACCACCTACTACGCTACGCCGTGGATCATCGCGCCTGTGAGTGAGCCATGAGTATTTTTCAACCACCATATGCGCCGCCTCCTCCTCCACCCCAAAGAAATCCACCGGGTGCGTTTTCCTTCGTGAATGCGAGTTGGATTGGGAAAGTGGTATTGGCGAACCAGAACGATCAGTTTCCTCTTACCATCGACTCGAAAGGCGTGGTGGGCTGGAACTCGACATATTGGGAGTTAACGACAAACTTCGTCGGATACCCGCTTGAGGTTGCGACTCCATACCTCGAATCCGATTTGTTCGACTTGGATTGCAGCACGCAGAGTGCGGACATTCTCTGGATATTCCATCCCAATTACCCACCCGCTTGCATTGAGAGACAGAGCGCGAATAGTTGGGCCTACAGCCTATCGCTGCCCAACCAGCAACCCGGAGAGCCGCCGTATCGTGGAACTCTGGACGTGGTGAAAACGGGATACTCGGCTCTAGGTCAGAGCATCACTGCAATCACTCAGGCGAATCCGTGTAACGTCACAGTGAGCGCATCGACGAATGTTTTTGCGAATGGTGCCCGAGTTTACATCAACCTAGTCGCTGGAATGGTGGAGTTAAATCAAGGCGAGTTCCTCATCAACAATACTCACCTTGGAAGCGGAGTATTCTCCTTCGACCTCTATGATCCAGACACTAGTTCAGGTGTAGATTCAACAGGATACATCAAATACACTGGTGGCGGATTCGCTGTCGAAGTGGTTCCGATGTTTGCTGCTACGGGCGATTATCCGAAGTGCGGCACGCTATATCAGGAGCGTCTTTGTGTTGGCGGGGCTTACAACACTCCCGCACAGTTAAACGGCAGCACTCAGGATGACTACCCTGAGTTTATCTGCGACCCGAATGCTGACGATCACGCAATTCAGTTCACCCTGGTATCGAACAAGCTAGACCAGATTCTCAACATGATCGGAACGCCAAACGCTCTCCTGATTGGAACCTCTGGGGGCGTATGGATCATGGCGGGAACTAATGGAGGGTCGCTGACACAGACCAACGTGATTGCAGCCAAGCAAACTACCGTTGGCGTCGGATCGATGCAACCGCAGTTGGTCAACGATTCAGCCATCTTCGTTTCCCGGTCGGCGAAGATTGTCATCTTCATGGTATTCAATTTCTCGACGAACCAGTGGGATAACTACGACCTCACCCGACTCAATCGCAGCATCACGCTAGGGCCGACGCTGGCACAGTCTGGCATTGTCCAGACTGGATTCCAAATCGATCCGTACCCGATATTCTGGGCTGTTCGGGCTGACGGGCAGGTGATCGGCTTGGTATTCAACAAGCAGGATCAGGTGTATGCATGGTTCCGGGTTAATATGCAGTTACAGGGAGGCAACATTGAGTCCCTCGCTGTGATCAGCGGAACGAATCAGGAAGATCAGGTTGCCATAGAGGTCAACCGGACGATCAATGGAGTAACTCAGCGGTACATAGAATACTTCATGCCGCAGGAGATGTATGGGCAGTTGTCGAACGCCTTCCTCGTGAACTGTGGGCAGCAGTTGAGCCTTCTGCCGGCCGTCGCTATCACGGGAATCTCACAGGCAAATCCAGCCGTAGTCAACGCTCCGGCGCACGGGTTCTCGGATGGGATGACGGTGCAGATCGCAAACGTCCAAGGGATGACTGACATCAATCAGGACGCTACCGAGGCCTACACCATCGCGGGCGCGACGACTGACACCTTCCAGTTGGTCGGAATGGACACAACCACTTGGCCCGCCTATACGGGCGGCGGTACGGTTATGCAGGTGGCGAACCAAGTAACCGGACTGAGTTACCTTCTCGGACAGACCGTTGTCGCCGTAGGCGATGGCGCTTTAATACTTGAGCCGACCGTTGTCACATCCGATGAGATGACGTTTCCCTACTACTGCAACCTGATCACCATTGGACTCCCTTATCAGGTAACCATTCAACCGACGAATCCTGTACTGGCAACATCAAGCTCGACAACTCGCGGGATGAAGCAAAAGTTGGACAGGGTTACGCTATCTTTGTATCAGTCCATGGGAGGTCAGTACGGAACGAGCCTAAGTTCAATGTACGACATAGTTTACGATCAGGGAACTATGGGACAACCGCCAGCGATGGCGACAGGAGAATATACCCGAGATTTGGATGCGGATTGGGATGACCGTTCGACCATCTACATCACGCAGAATGACCCGTTTCCGTTTACCTTGCGCGGCTTGATTATGAGACTCAGTTACAATCCTGATTAGCGGATTAAATATGAAATATGAAATCGTGGATTTAACGGAAGAGTACCTCGACAAGATGTTGGAGGACGCACCGAAGACAGTTCTGACTGAGCAGTTGAAGCGTGCCTACTTCTCTCTAGGCAGCGCGTCACGGTGTCTCTTGTCTGACGGTGTTCCCGTGTTCGCTGGAGGGATTGTGAACCTGCAATGGAATCGCGGGGAGGCGTGGATTCTTCCTACCAACTTCTTCCGCAAGCACGTTAAGGTCTGCATCCGAGGTCTTCGGTTCTACCTACCGTGTCTCGCCAGGACTCACCAATTTTCGCGCGTGCAGGCGACATGCGTCAAGGGTGTCCAAGCGTCCATTATCCAGCACATGGGATTCGACTACGAAGGGACTCTAAGGAAGTTCGGGCCGTCCGGCGAAACCTGCGATATGTACTCGCGTATTTTCGAGTTGAAAGAGGAGCGAACATGACGCCTCAATCGTCCTCGGCGGGGCTGTTCGGAATCGGTATGGCGGGATCGGCGCTCACAGGGTACGGCCAGTACGAAGCTGGTCAGCAACAGCGCCAAGCCTACGACATGAACGCTGCGAACCAAGAAGAAGCTATCATCCAGAAGACAGCTTCGCGGGTTGGCGCACAGGGAAGTGCCTATGCATCCTCTGGAGTGGATATTCAGTCTGGCTCGCCACTGCTTATCATGGCGGCAACGGCGGCACGAGGCGCTGGACAGGCTCGGCAAGAGGGCGACATGCTTCGCTACGAAGGGAACATGGCTGCATGGAGCGGAACCATGAGTGGCATCGGATCGTTTATGAGCGGGATGACAAAATCTCTGTCTGCTTACTACGGTGCTACGGCGAAGTCTCCGGCTCCGTCATTGTCTCCATCATCTTCTGACACAGGAAATATGGGTAGCTGGTCGGAGTTTGACTGATGGCACAGATACCAGGTGTTCCCGATATCGAACCCGTACAGGCTAACCCAAGAGCGTTCTCGCGCGGCGGGGAAGCCATTGCTGGGATGGGCGAAGACATTCAAGGGATTGCTCTATCAGGACTCCAGATTGAGAATCACATCCGAGAGGCGAAGAAGCACGTCGATACCCTGACATTCAGCAATCAGGCGAACGCGATTGTCGAGCAGACTCGGATTGACCTCGAAAAGACGACTGATTCCAGTCAAGCGAAAACCGTTTCAGATCAGGGGATCAAAAACCTCAATGATCTTGTAACCCAGTGGACTAAGGCAGGATCGCCCGCCGCTCCGGAACTTGGTTTGTACGCGCAAAGCCTAACTCCATCGCTTAATTTTTCTGGTCAGCAGAGAGAGCTAAAGTTGATGGCGGAGAAGTTACACGTTGAAACCGTTGACCAGCTAAAGACTCTTCTTCCGTTGGCCGTGACCGCTCACCGCAGTGGAGACAAATCGCAGGAGCAAGCGGTCTTTTCCCATGTGAGCGATATCTTTGATAACGGAATCCAGACTGGCCTGATTACTCCGTCCGGCAAGAAACACGCGATGGAAGAGTTCCAAGAGAACTTTAGGAAGGAACTCAACGATGCTGCTATCAAGAGCGTGAATCCGGCAGAGCGAAAGCAGGCGATTGCCCAAGCGACCAAAGGCGGAAGCGGGCCACTCGACTTGACTGGAATGACCGAAGGCGAGAAGGACGCTCTTCGTATATCCGCGCAGGATTGGGACAAGAAGATTACTGACCAAGCCGAAGTTATGGACACCAACGGGTCGCTCAATCATTTCTACGACATCATCAAATCCGACCCTGCGTTAAAGGATAATCCCGCTGGAGCCATGAAGGTCGTGACCGATGGAGACTGGCTGGTAAAGAACGGGTTTGTGGATGAGAACGGAAAACCGAATCGAGTTTTGGCCGATAAGGTTTTGATCCCTGAAATCAATCGCCAGTGGGCGCTCAAGGAAAAAGAGGAGTCCGATAAAGCCCAGAAACTTGAGGAACATTGGCTCCCGCTCGCCGAACAGGGAAAGGTATCTCGCGGTCAAGCTGGCTTGATTGCATCCGAATCTCCTAAAGCGAGTAGCGCAATTATGCACGCCGTGATCGAGAATGAGAGGTACAACAAACAGATTGCCGCGATAGGAAGGGCGGCGGCAACAGAAGAGAGAAAAACACGTAGCGCCGAAAGGTTGAACCAAATCTTCTTGGATTCAGATTCCGGAAAACCTCCATCGAAACGAGAGATTCTTGAGATGCCAGGTTTGACCAAAGAAGATCAAGTACACGCGGTGGCGTATGTAAACTCCATTGATAAAGACCCAATCCTTACACCATTCTTGAAGCAAATTGATAAAGATGGAATGTTTCCTGATGACAGTGAGGGAGTAACCAAGAGAGTTGTCACTAAGAACGCAATGATTCAGTACCGTAATACGCATCCCAATGCATCATCGGTAGAACTAGGCGCACAGATGGAAGAACTCCTAAGTGATACCAATCAGGAAGCTATCGGAAAAGCATTGGATGAAGCCCACGCGAGGATGACGGGAACGCCAACAGAGAAGTCGGGATTCTGGTCACGATTCACGAGCGGTAACTCAACAGGTGGTGGGCTACCGGGATCCAAGGGATCATCCACTAAAGGCGGAACGATGTACGCCCGTGATCCTCAAGGTAAGCTGCACAAGGCTCCTGCTGGAAGTCAGTTGCCCGAAGGCTGGACGGTGGAGAAATGAGCACCTCCGCATGGACTCCTGTATCCGAAGATGAAGCACCGAAGACAGCGGTAGGATCCGCGTGGACTCCCGTCGATGAGCCGAGCACTTCACAACCGGAGAAGCAGAAGCCGAACCCGCTTGCCTCACTAGATGCGATGGGATTCAAGGATGCTACTACCGCCATTGTTCGCTCGGAGATGTTGAAGCAGCCGCCATCATGGGCCTACCAGCACCGCGAAGAGTTGGACAAGTACACCGACGGGGCAGACCTCGCTACCGACATGAAAGTGGGAGCCAAGAACTCAATCTTCGGCATCGCGCACACGGGAAAGTTGCCGCCATCTCTGCAATCTCCTGACACGCTCGACAAGTTTGTGTCGGGCCTAACGACCATGGCTCTCGACCTTCCCTTTTACATCATGGGAGGCACGATGGGGGGAGCTGCTGGAGGCGCGGTCGGCACGGCTGTAGGTGGTCCGCTAGGGACAGCTCCGGGTGCGGCACTAGGCGGTTCGATGGGAGCTTTCGCGCTTCCTGACGCGATTCGGGAAGACTACATCCAGTCGATCAGGAAAGGCGAGATAACGAGCTTTAGCGACCTCATGGGGCGTGTGGCTGACGTTGGGTATGCTTCGCTCAAGGGAGCGACCACAGGGGCCGCTGTAGAGGCGTCAGGGGGCACTCTACCGATTGTCGCCAAGAGCAAACTGCCCGCCGCTGCTATCTCCAAGATGCAGCAGATTGCCGCGATGACCATTCTCCCAAAGGCACTGGAGTCGGTGGACAATGGCAAGTTTATGCCTCCAAGTGCTGAGGACTTCGGTATAAACGCTGCCATGTTTGCCGCGATGCACTACACCATCGGATCATTTGGTAAGGCCGGGGAAGCCGCAGCGAAGGTCCATCAAGGCATGATGGACGGATACGCCAAGAGTGGCGTGGACATTAAAGAAGTCGTGGCCGAAGCCAGCAGGCGGGCACAGGCCGACCCAACCGAGGATGCCGTTGATCGGTTCCACGAGATTATTCACGAGATGGAACCGGAGAAGCCAGAAGAGGAATCGGCCAAGCCTACCAAACCCAAGCCGACAGAGAAGCCCGTTGTGCCCGAAACCCCACCGCCGAGTCTTCGGCCTGCTATTCGCAATGGCGAGGAAGTTACCGTAGGAGAGGCAGGCGGGCGGCACGACGATATCGGAGCAGAAGAGGGACCGGACAGTGAGCGTGGTTTCGTTGGCCCTGACGAGAAATTCCGCACTCGTGATGAATCAAAGGCATGGTTGCGGCAGAATGAGCCGGAAACGCACAAGGAATGGGAAAAGGTAGCAGGTGATCCCGAAGCCGAATTTCACTCCGAGGACTACAACGAAGCGCATAGGAACGCCACCACTGGCATCAAGAATGCTGCCGTGGATGTCCAGCGTGCAGAGCGTGGCTTACCGCCGCTGGAATCCCCTGATAGCGTGAGTCGAGAGTCTGTTTGGGCACAAGCCAAAGAGGATGTCGAGTCGGGAAAGATTGATCCGCAGAAGATAGCCGAGTCGGTAAACAGGAATCCTCGTGGACTGTCCGATGCGGAGACAGATGCCATGAATTACGAGAACGCGCGTCTGAGCAAAGATCATAAGTCCACGATGGATGCGATTGAGCAGGCGCGAGCTAACGATGACCCTGTAGCAGAGCAGACAGCGCGGGAACGACTGAAAGATATTGAGGACAAGCAGGACGCCGTAGAGCAAGCAGTGAGGAAGTCTGGAACGGAATGGGGACGGACTGGACGAGCTCGGCAGGACATGATCAGGGAGGATTATTCCCTGTCCAACATGCTGCAACGGGCAAGGGTTGCAAGTCCCACGGGTGAGGTATCCCCAGCTATCAGGGAGCGCCTTGAGACTCTTTCCGACCAACTGGAAGTAGCGAACAAGAAACTGGCTGAGTATCAGGAGAAGCAGGCCAACACCGAAGCTCAACTCACCGCCGACAAGATCAAGGAAGAGACAGAACGTATCTCGCGTAAAGGAGCACGAAAGCAGGCTCGCGTTGAGTTGAAGACCGAGTTCGACGGTCTGGTTAAGAACCTCGACAAGATATTGAGAGAGCGCGTATCGGCTAACCCGATGTTCGACCCGGAAGCGTTGGGAATCCTTGGGAAGATGGCGAGGAATCGAGTGGAGGCCGGACTCTCGCATATCGGGGATATCGTCGATGACATTCACGCGCAGCTTACCGCCATCGGCCATGAGGTAACGAAGCGGGATATTCGAGACGCGATCAGCGGATACGGCAAGACCATAGAGATGAGCAAGGATGCCGTCGATGTAACCTTGCGGGAAGCCCGGCGGCAAGGCAAGCTCATCTCCTCGCTGGAAGATGCACGGGCGGCGCAAGTTCCCTTGCGAAGCGGATTGCAGAGGGATGCGGCAAGCGATAGGGTGCGTGAACTCGAACGCCAGGTGAAACAGGCGATGCGAGAATCCGGCATTGACTCGAAATCCTCTATGTCTCCGGAGCGTCAGTGGAAGACCTCGCTTGAGGCGGTGAAGACTCGACTGCGGAATCAACTGTCCGACATGGCTCAGAGGTTGAAGACTGGCGAGAAGCCAGACCCGAAAAAGGGTATTGAGTACGACGAAGAGGCCAAACTTCTCAAGGAACATGCCGACAGCATGAGGAAACTGCTTCAAGATATCGAGGGGAAACCCAAGATGTCGCCTGAGCAGAAGATTAAGATGGCGATGGCTTCGACCGAGAAGTCTATCGAGGAATACGAACGCAGGATCAAGGAAAACGATCTCACCCCGGCGCAGAAACAGGCGGGAGCTCTGGAGACTCCAGAACTTAAAGCCTTGCGTGAGCGCCGCGATGCTCTCAAAGAAACCTTCCGTCTGATGAAGGAAGCATCGACACCAAAGAAGAGTCCAGAGGAGATTGCTCTCGCACGGTACAAAACTCTCATACAGAACCGCATAGCCGACATGGAGAAACGGATTGAGTCGGGAGACTTCACGAAGGAACCTCCGAAGCCGACCGCGCTTGACCCCGCCGCGCAGGAACTCAAGACCAAAGCTGCGAAGCTGCGAAACCAGATGAATCAAGAGATTATGAAACAGAAGCAGGAGGCTAATACTCCGATAGAAAAAGGAGTTACCTTCCTGCAAAAGTGGCGGCGGGCAGGAATACTCTCCGGATGGCACACTCTCGGAAAGCTGACTAACGCCGCTATGCTTCGCATGGGGAGCACGTTTGTAGAAGAGGTACAGGGCGGTATTCTCTCTCACATGCCTTACGTGAAGGACATCTCCGACAGGGCTGCGTTCGAGGGTGGTGGGTTGAATCCTACCGCAGAAGTGGCGGCGATCTCGCAATTCTTCCAGAAGGCTACCGCTGAGGACATCTGGAGTGAGTTGAAAGAGGGACGCACATCACTCGACCAGCTTTATGATCCCAAGACTCACATGCCTCCGACGATGCTTGATTTCATCGGCCATCTCCACGGCGCTCTCAAGGTTTTGCCGGTTCGGGCTGAGTTTTTCAGGCGCTTTGAGAAGGGTATGGAGTTTGCCCGGAGGAACAATCTCGACATCAACGACCCGCGCGTACAGAGCGCAGTCGGCGCGCAGGCTTACGAGCATTCGCTTCGCGCCAAGCTGATGCAGGAGAATGTGGTCACGTCCGCTTATCAGGTGATGCTCTCCTATCTCCACAATCGAGGAGCAAGCGGTCAGGCGTTGGAGGCGGTGTCTCGGTTCGTGCTTCCGATTGTCAAAGTTCCAACGAATTTCGTAGCTGAAACCATGCAGTACACGCCCGCGAATCTGTTATGGCAAACATACCAGATATTCAAGATTCTTGGCGACGAGAACAGGATGGGGAAGAGTGCATTCGACAACCTTTCCATGCACGATATGGATAACGTAATGCGCGGACTGAAAAAGGGTACGGTCGGGCTTGCACTTCTATCTCTAGGAGGAGCCTTCCGACACAACATTACCGGATACTCCATTGCGGAAAAGGATAAAAAGCATGGCGTAAAGGCTGGCACTATGAAGATTGGAGGAGTGGAGATTCCAACGTGGTTAAACGATGCGCCTCCTTTGATGGCTTTGCAGCTAGGCGCTACCGTGGGACATGTCTGGGATCATTACAGCATGAAAGGCATGTCGGGCGGGCTGGTCGCTGGCGCACTACAGAGTGGTGTGGAGATGGGAAAGAGAGTCCCGTTCCTTGAGACTCCGGCAAGAATTGCGGGAGAAACGAGGACTCCCGAACAGTCGATGGTTGGGGCAGGGGAACTTGCAGGGAGTATGGTTGTGCCTCTTCTGGTCAATCAAATCGCACAGGCGACCGACCCGAAAAAGGGACGTAAGGCGAAGACGTTTACAGACGCAGTTAAGATGCAGATTCCGGGAGCACGGGAAACCGTAAGACACTTCTCCAAGGTACGGAGGTAGGATGAAAATCGAGATCAAGACGATTCCGCACGAGGATCAGCATTATCCCACCGTAGGGGACTGGTATTGGGATGGCCTCGGAAACCTACAGATTCGTGTGTCCGACATGAAGGACTGGCGCTATGAGGCTCTGGTGGCGTTCCATGAGATGTTCGAGGCGCTGGCGTGCAAGCGTGCAGGCATCTCTGAGGAATCCGTTACAGCGTTCGATATTGAGTTTGAGAACGCACGCAAGCAAGGCAACGAAGATGAGCCGGGAGACTGCATCCGTGCTCCTTACTATCGGCAGCACCAGCTTGCGACCATCGTTGAGCGTCAACTCGCAATGGAACTCGGCGTTATTTGGGACGATTATTCCGCGAAGGTGATGAGTCTGTGAGTGAAGACCTCAAGTCGAAGTCCGTCTGTGTGGTGGACAATGGGGTGTACACGTCCCTTGCTGAAAAAATGTCTGAATCCTTTGGAAAGGTGTTCTATACCTCGCCCTGGGTGGCTGATTATCCTACTTCTGCCCACATCCAACTAGGTGAGGGATTCCCTGAGTTCGAGCGCGTGGATGACATCTGGGACATTGTTGACGACGTTGACCTCTTTGTGTTCCCTGAGTCGCATCAAGGTCCGTTGCAGGAGTATCTCGCGCGGATTGGGAAGCGAGTTTGGGGATCACGCAACGGCGACGAAATCGAACTCTACCGCGAGGAGTCCAAGGAGTTTATCGACTCGCTTGGCATCCTGCAACCTCCCTACGAAGTTGTGAAGGGAATGGCGGCGCTTCGGAAGTACATCAAGAGTCGAGACAAGGAAAAGCTCTGGATCAAGATCAGCCGTACTCGCGGGGATACCGAAACCTTTTCCGTGGAAGGCTACGAGTTGAGCAAGAACCATCTCGACGAACTGGAGGCTGAGTTTGGGCCGATGGCTGAATACCGCACATTCGTTGTCGAAGAGAACCTGCCCGACACCTACGATCTGGCGATTGACACGTACTGCATTGACGGGCAGTATCCCTCGAAGAGCATGTTGGGAAATGAGCAAAAGGATCAAGGCTATATCGGTGTTGTCAAGGACTGGAAAGAGTTTCCGAAGGCGATGCGGGAGAACTATGAGAAGCTGAGTCCCGCACTCAAGGAATACGGCTACCGCAACTTCTTCGCTATGGAGCATCGCACCGGAAAAGACAAGATGTATCTGTCCGACCCTTGCATGAGAGTCGGATCACCCATCTTCGAGTTGGAATTGAACATGATCGCCAACCTGCCGGAGATTCTCTGGGAAGGGGCTGACGGAAAGCTAGTCGAGCCGGAGTACAAGGGGAAATACGGATATGAGATTCTGGTTCAAAGCTCCTGGGTTGACAAGCACCCTCTGTTGGTTGAGTTTCCTGAGAAGTATCGTGACCAGATCAAGTTCCGGTACGCTGCTCAGTTCCCTGACGGACTGTGGATTTTGCCGCAACAGGCAGGGCCGATCTTCGGGGCCATCGTGTGCTACGGAAACAGCATTGATGCTTGCGTGGCCGAGGCTGAGGAGATCAGTAGTAAAATAAAGGGCCAGAACGTCGAATCCTTTACCGGAAGCGCGGGAGACTTAAAAAAGAACTTGGAAGAGTTGGCATCATGGGGAATCACATTTTGAACGGAGGAGCTATGAAAAACCGGATACTATCACTTTTGATGATCGCGTTCATGGGACTCGGCTCGGCCTGGGCCGTTGGAACCTGTACCGTAAGCGATGTAACGACAACCCAGATAGCCTCCGAGTCAAACAGGATTCCAGATTCCGGAGCCGTCATCGTCACGGTTAAATGTGTAGCTGATGCATCGGCGGGAACCTTCCCGGCTGTCAGTATTCCGGTTTCAGGGTTCTACCCATCGACAACGATGTTGAACAGCTACAACCTTACTGGGATGATTTTGTATGAGGTTGGGAGAACTCCGGGTACTCCAAGCCCTACCGCCAATTACACGGCCACGATTACGGATACCAATGGGTTTGCTCTGGACTTGGCCTTGCTGACGGCCAACGGCAGCGCCGCCGCCGCGCAGTTGACCCCAATCGTGTTCACCACATCCTCAGTATCGTATCCGACAGTGCGAAGTGCATTGACGGTACAGATTAGCGCGAACTTGGTCAACAGCGCAGTGGTTACGCTAGACCTAATTTTCCGCGCGATAGTATAAGGGAGATAGCGATGAAACGGATTGTCCTCTTGTTCTTGGCGATGCTGCCGATTGCCGCTCACGCTACGGTTATTACGCAGAATCTAAACGTGGCATTTGTTTGCTCAGGGAGCACAGGGCCGTATCCGTTCACCTTCTCGATCTCCGACCCCACAGCGTTGACTGTGACGCAGAATGGGACTGTCCTTGCCTCCACTGACTACACGATGATAGCGGTCAACAACAACTACGAGAATGGAGGAAACGTCACTCTAAACAGCGCGTGTCCAGCGGCGCAGACCTTAGTGCTTACACGGTCAACTCCTCTCACGCAAGCGACGGTGTTCTCCGACAACATGCCTGTTCCGATGAAGAGCTTCGAGCGCGGCCTCGACAAACTGACAGAGATTGTGCAGGAGCAGGCAGGGGGCGGCGGCAGCGGTCTCCCGGCTGGCTGTACTTCATCGAGCACGGGAAACATCAGTTGCACAGGCACGGTGAACGCGACATCACTGACGGCGCAGAGCGTGAACGGTGCGATAAATCCCTTAACCTATGCGGGATCAGACATCGCGGCAAAAACTTCAAACGCTGTTTCCGCGCTCGGATGTAGCTCAACTTTTCCCTGTAATTTTGTGCTTCCGCCATCGCCGCAGATGTCGTTCTCTGGCACGCTGACTCTGACCGATTCAATGACGTTCTCTTGCACCCCGGCTGGCGAGTCTGCGCGGCAGTCGGCAGCACAGCCGCCTACTTTGAACTATACGGGCAGCGGAACAGCGGTCGTCATCAACGGCGCGAGGGCGCAGTTCAATGGCTGCGGGCTGGCTATGGGTAACGCCACGACCGGCATCCTGATCGAGAATCAGAACGCGCAAATCAACAACGTCTATACCATAGGCGGGAATGTGGGATCGGTTCTGGTCGAACTCGGGGGGAGCGACAACGCGCAAATCAACCAGTTCACGGCTTTTGAGTTTCAGGGCGATGGAATCTGGAGTCACGACAATTACGACCCGACCATCACCAACTCCCTGATGTACGGATATACCATCGGCGGCGCGAGTGGCGCGACAAATCACACCTCGCGCAGTCTGGTCATGGACTCTGGAACGGC